CGACGGCGCTCGGCATGCTCGAGGCAGTCAAGGCGGAGGCGGCGAAGGTCGTGCTCAAGGGGCACGACGCGCCGGCCTTCGTCGACAGCTGGGAGTTCCAGCTCACGACCGACGGTGGAAAGACGTGGGTCGATGCGGACGTGAACGCCTCATGGGAGGACGAGGAGGCACCGGCGGGTACGGTGCGCTACCGCGCCCGCGCGGTCAAGAGCGGCCTCAAGGGACCGTGGACCGAGTCAAACGAGGTCACGACAATATGCCCGCCGCTCGCACCGTCCATCAGGGGCGTCAGGGCGGCTTACGCCACAGGTTCGACCGCGACGCTCGAATGGGTGCCCAACCATCCGGACGGCTCGGCGCAGACCTCAGCCGAGGTGCAGGTCACGACGCCGACGGGTCCCACCACCACGACGGTCGATGGCCCGGGTACGAGCCTGAAGCTGCCGACCGGCACCAAGGGCCTCTACTCCGTGCGCGTGCGCACCAAGGGCCTCGACGAAGACTGGGGCGCATGGTCGAGCGCGGCGGCATATACCGTGGCGGACGCGCCCCAGGCATTCTTCACCGACCCGGCTGCGGACGGGGCAACCTTGCGCGCGGTGCCGCATACCTTCACGTGGAAGGTGGCCGACGAGACGGGCGTCAGCCGACAGTACCTGTCTTTATGCGACATCAGGGGCAATCTCCTGTGGAGCGGGGCTGTGGACAAGGACGCGCGTTCCTTCCGCCTGGGCTACGCGCAACACGCCTTCGTCAACTTCACGCCGTACAGGGTCATGCTCACGGTCACGGCCGGATCGTCGCTATCGGTCACCGTCTCGAGAACTTTCCGGACCGACTGGGCACCGCCAGCCAAACCGTCGCTAAACATCTTCGTCGACGAGAGGCTGGGATGCCAGCTGTCGGTATTCCCAGGCAAGGCCGACAGTGACGACACGCCCGAGACGTCCCACTTCACCGTGTCGCGCGTCCTGCCCGACGGCTCGACCCTGCAGCTCGGCTCTCACCTTGCGGCGGGCGAGGGCGCGAGCGACCCGCTGCCTCCGCTCAACAGCGAGTTCGAGTACGTCGCGGTCGCCTACGCCGCGACGGGCGTGAGCACGGCGACGAGGGTCAAGACGACCGTGGCGAGCCGCGCGGTGGCTCTCAACTGGGGAGCCGGCGCTGAGAGGTCGTGGCTCGGGCGCTATCTCAAGAAGGGCTCGAGCCGCAAGGTGACGCACGGGTACAAGATGCTGCACTTCGCCGACGGCGGGGAGGGGCTGCCCGTCTCGTACGGCATCAACGAGAGGGACGTCAAGGACAGCATGGACTTCCTGCTGCTCGACGAGGAGGACTACAAGTCATTCCTCGAGATCATGAACACCGCGGGGCGTTTCTGGGTGCGCGATCTCTACGGCGAACGGTTCCGCGCCCGCCTCAGCTGTAGCGTGAAGCGTTCCGACGGCGCGTGGGTGGCTTCGTGCGACCCGACGTGGGAGACGTGGGAGGAGCCCGCTAATGGCTGATAGCTGGACGAGGCCGTTCGACGCCTCCTACGACTTCGTGCGCGTCTCGCGCGAGACGGGGCTCGAAGTCGACTTCGTGCGCGACATCGAGAACGGCGGCTCCATCGAGCGCAACGCAAACACGGCGCTCTATGAGACTGCATCCCTGGACTTCGCCGACAAGTTCGACGTCGGCAACGACTTTCTGCGCGTGTACCTCAACGCCTCCTTCTCGGACGGCAGCGAGAGGCGCGAGTGCCTCGGCACGTTCATGCCCGTGGTGGACTCGGTGGACATCGACGGCGCCTACCGTGAGGGCCAGATCAACGCCTACGGCCTCCTGAAGCGGCTCAAAGACGACGACTTCGACGGGCCGTACGTGATCGTTGCGGGCAGCAATCTGGTTGATGAGGCCGTCAAGATAGCCGAATCGGTCGGCCTCACCGTCTACGCCGACCCCAGCAGCCTCCTTCTGGGTAGCACCTTGGTTTTCGGCGTGGGCAGGGACAACGACGCTAAGAACAAGCTGGATGCGGTGGACCTGCTCCTCAAGGCGGCCGGGTTCCGCTCGCCGGTGACCGACCGGATGGGCAACGTGATCTACAGGCGCTACGTCGAGCCTGCCGACATGCCCATCTCGGCGGAGTTCACCGAGGGCAGGGACGCGCGCTTCATGTCGGACATGACCGAATCGACCAACCGCGCCGAGGTCTGCAACGTCGTGCACGTGGACTTCAGCACGCAGGACGCATCGGTGCGCGGCACGGCGGTGGACGACTCGCCCGACTCCGACCTGTCGACCGTCTCGGTCGGGCGCCGAATCGTCAAGAGCTACAGCTACGACAGCCTTCCGGGCGTGGACACCGAGGACACCAACCTTGTCGAGGGCGCTGCCAACGCCCTCATCGGCACCGGCAAGAAGTCGGATAAGAGCTTCAGGCAGAGCGATTCGCACGGCAGCATCCAGACCGTCTACGTTCCCGACTCGCCGCAGACGGGCGTGCTCTTCGGCATCAAGGCCGTCTCGAGTGGCGGGCGCGTCGGCTTCTGCCAGGACGAGGGGCCGAGCGTCAAGAAGGACACGGACTACACGCAGAGCGTGTGGGTCAAGGGCACCAAGGGCGCGACGGGCATCATACAGTCCTTCTGGGACCAGGAGAGGGCGCTTGGCCCGGTGACCAAAGGGTTCACCATGACTGGCGAGTGGCAGAAGGTCAGCTACACCTACCACGCCACGGAGAACCACAGCAAGGTCAGCTGGGGCTACTGCTACATCGACGGCGGCGAGGCCGTCTTCGTCGCCGACAAGGTCGAGGAGGGAGGCAACGCCACGCCTTGGCCCCAGGACGCCATGCAGGCGGCGGCGGACCGCAAGGCGGCTGAGCTTCTCGCCACCGAGCGCTCAGTGACGCGCACGGACGAGTTCAAGAGCGTCTACAAGCCCGTGGAGCCGTGCATGGCGGTGGCGATGAACTACAGGACCGGCGGGGTTGTCGGCAAGCTGGCAATCCAGAAGCAGACGCTGACGCTCGACGCCGGCTGCGTCATAAAGCACACGGCGAGGAGGTATGAGCGATGAGCGATTCGACGGCCGAGATCAAGGGCGCGGCGGCGCGGCTGGCGGCGGCGATGCCATCGGGCGGCAAGCGGCTGACGATGGAGTTCGGCACGGTCGTGGGCGTCCACGACACGGCGCTCGACGTGATGCTGCACGGCGCGGTGGTGACGGTCCCGATGGTGCGCTCCTGCACGGGGTGCGTCATCACCGACCGCGCCGTGATCCTGTCGCAGGGCCCGCTGGCCGTGTGCGTCGGCACGATGGCGGCGGTGTAGACCGGCGTTACGGGGGTCCGAACCTGCAGTGTGGCGGGGAATGGGCCCCACCGCACTGCAGAACGGGAAGGAGGCCAGATGGAGGTACTCAAGCTCTTTGCGCCGTACGGACCGGCTTGGCTTGGCGGCGTGCTCCTGACGCTCGTTGCGTTTTACTTCGGAAAACAATTTCTGGAGGAGTACAAACGCCAAAACCAACGGAAGGACGAGCTCGACCTCAAGCGCGAGGAGCGTAAGCAGGCCGAGGTGGACGAGCGGGCGCAGCGCGACCGTGAGCGGTCGCAGATGGAGGGCCGCATTGCCGCCCAGATGGAACGCTCGAACTCACTGATGGAGGCCATGAAGACGTTGATGGAGTCCGTGGTGGCCTCCAACGACGTGCTCCACAACGACCTCGTGCACAGTCAGGCACGAAGCCAGGGCATGGCGGAGCAGGTGAGCCACATCCGCGACAGGGTGGACCTGCTCTACGACAAGGAAACGGGAAGATAGGAGCAATCGAATGACTATGATTCAGGCCGGCCTCACCGTCGCCACGGTGCTCGTGGTGCCGTACATCGTGCAGGCCATCAAGACTAAGGCCATGACGGGCGGCGTCGCCCGCTGGACGGCCATCGCCGTCTCGGCGGGGTGCGGTGCCCTCACGGCCATGGCAGGAGGCGTGCCCACCGACCCCTCGGCGTGGGTGACGTCCATCTTCGCGTGTGTCGGCGGCGTGCAGGTGGCCTATGCCGCCTTCAAATCCGTCGGTATCACGGACAAATGGCTCGATGCGCTGCTCGCGCTCGGCGACATCAAGGAGGACTAACATGGCAGATTTCGCGAACGTCCAACCGGACGAGTACAAGCTCCTCGGCTGCAACTTCTCGGCGGGACGACCCTTCGGCATCAAGGGCGTCACGATCCACCATATGGCGGGTGACCTCAATGCGGCCCAGTGCAACAGCATCTGGGGTGCTAACGGCTGCTCTGCCCACTACTCGGTCGACCGCAACGGCTACATCGTGCAGCACGTCAACGACACCGACCGCGCCTACGCCTGCGGCGACGGCATCGGCACGGGCGGCGGCAATGACACCACAATCTCCATCGAGCACGCCAACAGCGCGCGCGGCCCGTGGACGGTGCACGAGGCCGCCATCGAGAGCGGTGCGCACCTCGTGGCGGCGCTGTGCCTGTACTACGGTCTGGGCCGTCCGGCATGGATGGTGAACGTGTTCCCGCACAAGCACTGGTCGTCCACGGCCTGCCCCGGCGAGCTGGCCGGCTCGCAGCGCGACCACTACATGCAGCGCGCCGTCGAGTGGTACGACGCGATGGTCGGCGGAACGCAGCCGTCCGCGCCGACTGTGCAGCCCGCGGCGACCCCCGCTGCGCCTTCGGCGTCGCAGGGCGCGCCGGGCGGTTTCCCTCGCTCCACTGGCGCCCGTGTTCCCGTACACTACTCGCTGCACCTCAAGGGTGGCGGCTGGCTGGACGAGGTGACTGACTTCGGTGCCGGCGACGACGGCTTCGCGGGCTACCCGTGCCGACAGCATGACCTCCTTTGCGCCCGAGTTGATCGCGGTACGCTCAAGTATCAGGTCCACACCGTCGAGGACGGCTGGCTCGACTGGGTCGTCAAGGGCGACCGCAACGACACCGTAAACGGCTGCGCTGGCATTGCCGGTCATACCATCGATGGTGTGCGCATGTACTACGTGACTCCGAACGGCGAGGAATACAAGCAGGCATGGTACCGCTCGCAGACCACCGCACGCGCCGGGTGGCTCGATACCGTGTGCGACGACGGCTCTACCTATAGCGGCGACGACTACGCCGGTATCTACGGCGAGCCGCTCGACCGTCTGCAGGTTTGCGTCACGGATGGAGTGCCGTGGTAATGGCTTTCGTCATGGGCGCGGCGCTCGGCGCGATTCTGGGCAGCTTCGTCACGGTTGTCGCGCTCGCCCTGATCTGGGGCGGGAGCGACTGCGGGCGATAACAGCAAAAGGGGCCGTGGCAGTTCGTCGCCACGGCCCCTTTCTCGTATCCCTCGAATATCCTAAGTTGCCGCCAAACCCTAAGTATGGTCAGCGTGTTGCCGTACCGTCAGCGTGTTTTGCCTGATGGTCAGCATCAATAGCGAGCTGCGGCAAACTGCCTCAGTACTGCCACATGTGATTGACGGGGCCGGAGCCTTTGCCCATGTTCAGGCCGGCGGCCAGAGCGCCTGTCAGGTAGGCCTTGCCGGCGTTGACGGCATCGGCAAGATCCATGCCCTGGGCCAGCGCGCAGGCGATGGCGGACGAGAGCGTGCAGCCGGTGCCGTGCGTGTTGTCGGTCTCGATGCGCTTGTGGCGGAACCACGTGGTGAGTGGATCTCCCAGATGGTTGCCCTCGTCATCGAGTGGCGCGGGTTCGGCCAGTACATCGTTGGCCTCGTTGACAAGATGCCCACCCTTAACGAGGGATGCGCAACCAAAGCGGCGGGTGAGGAGCATGGCAGCATTTTGCTGCGTGCGCTCGGAGTCGACCTCGTAGTCGAGCAGGGCCATGGCCTCGGGAATATTGGGTGTGATAACCGTCGCTAGCGGGAACAGGCGGCGGGTGAGCGCCTCGGCGGCATCTTCGGCAATCAGCCGTGCGCCCGAGGTGGCTACCATGACGGGGTCGACGA